ACAAAAAAGAATTCACCGCCCGAGCAATTGAGCGCAGCAAAGAATACGCCCACATCCCAGACGTTCAGAACGCAGCTGGAACGATCGGGCTTGTCCTGACAGTTGTCGGAATTCTTTTCCAAGTTGCAGCAGCGTTACTAGCTCCCAAACCCCAAGCACCAAAGGAGCAGAAACGTCGCCAGTCCATCAATCTCGGCGATGATGTCGGTGCTACTCGTTTTAACAAAAGCACTCAGTTTGACTCGGTCCAAGAGATCGCAAATCTTGGCGACGTCATCCCGGTCATGTTCGGCCGTTACGACGAAGAAAACGGCACTGGCGGACTCAGCATGTCACCGCCACTGATCTGGTCGCGGATGTTTTCATTCGGCAGTCACCAATCCTTTAAGGGTCTTTACACCTTCGGCGAAGCGCTCGACCAAAACTACCGCAACCCAGATCTCAAAGGCATCCGCTTTGGAACGACTTCAGCGCAAGGCGTGCCAGGAGAAATGCTCACTCTCTTTTTCAGGCCGACTGGCGATCGCGTCAATGACGACGACCGTTACTTCGGCAGCCGCGGCCGCAGAGAATCTGCTGACCCCACTAACACTTTCGACGTTTTCAAAGCCCCCGTTGAAGGTGACAGTGTTGAGGAAGCTTTCTCCCACACCTACACCCCATCAAGTGACACGCAGTTTGGTTGCCACTCCGCCATCCGCAACGGCACCCCTTACAAGCTGAACTGGCGCATTATTAACCGCCCTGAAATCCCTGGAGCGGATGACCCAGAAAAGCGCATCGACTCAGAGCGTGTCAAAATCTCAGGTCAAAGTGATCAAGGAGGTACGGGCAGGGAATATGGCGTCTTCATGGGCGTTAAAAGATACACAACCAATGGTGGCAGAGTTGTCAATGCCGAGAGTGACAGAGTCACTGTTGTTGATGGGGTAGATGTTGGCGACAAAATTGAATTTGTAATTAAGCGCGATGAGATGACCGACGCGCAAGCGGGAGTTCAAAACGACGACATCGGATTTTCAGACGTCAAAGGCGCCACAGAACAGCTCCGCATCGAAGCTGACGACGCCCTACAAATTGGCGAACAATTTATGATTGGCCGCACCCTATGGCAAGTCATTGATCGCGATAACTATTACAAACCACGAGAAAGTACCGCAACCATAACACTCCGCTGTGTCGAATTATTGACAGCCAGTCGAAATGCAAAAATAGGCGTAGTAAGTGATGCCGCACTAAACAATCCAATTGTCGGACCAGAAGACAAACAAAACTACCTGGAACGTAAAGGATATGTCGACCCTGATTTTTACCCGCTTTGTAAGTACGCTCTAGCGGACATCCGCAACGTCAGGCCTTGCGACTCCACAGAGTTTGGCATCCGCTCACAGGTGTGGTTCCAAGCTAACGGAATCACAAACCTTCGTGATGTCCCAACTCCTGAACAACAAGATGATTACGACCAAGATGTTATTCAGGTAAGTGAAGGCACCGTTCAACGTTACCTGGCACGCACCAGTGTCTTCACAATTTGGGTTCGCCCCGTCGATAGTTACCAAGCAGATCAAGGCTGGCAACCAATCGGTGAACAGTTTATGATCACAGGCGAAACTCCTTCAGATGTATACAACTACATCCGTCTATCTACTCAACGTATAGGAGGAAAAGCACGTCAATTTGAATATCGTTTTATCCCTAAAAACAGTGCAAACTTGCGTGATACTTCAGCAAACGAAACAATAGTGCGCCTAGACTACAAAACCAAAAGAGAATACCGAAAAACCTACGAGACTGTTTACGGACCTTTTACTGTTGTCACCACTGGTGAATTAGTTCCTTACGACGAAAGGCTTCTGTATCACGAACAGTTCTATGAGACAGACAGAGACCCGGAATTCGGGCAAGTTGACAAACCAGTAACTGCGACCTTTGTTGAATTTAGGTCTAGCCCTGACAGAAGCCCTGGTAAATCAGCTTCGTTTACCTTTGAGATGTTTGGTCATCCCAAAGAAAACAAAAATGAGACTAAATCAAATGAGTTTACCGTTAGAGCCGGCGACGGAACCATAAGGATTCGTGCTACAGCAACATCTAGGGACTTTGGAGAACCCACGAGTTCAGGTTTAGCTGCTTATGAACAGTTGTTTGGCACCAGCTGGCGTTGGGAATACTTAAGTTTTTCCATTGTCAGCTCATCTGGTTCATCCGACTCCGGCTATCAGACCGAGTGGTTTACCTGCGGTCGCGATAATGTCTTTGCTGAAGCCGCTGGAATCGATCGCGTTGCTGTCACACTCGACATCGATACTGACCGAGTTGAAGGGGTTACTCGCCCTGGAACGGCAGAAAGAGATTGGGCTAAGAAATCACAAATCCAAGAGGTTCAGTTTTACAACGAGCTAAGCAGCAGCTGTGACTCCGGACCAGAGCACGCAATCACCTATGTAACTGAAGCCGTTTCGAACTTTACGCCAACAGAGTATTTACGAATGGCATTATTTGGTGTAGCCGTTCGTTCCAGCAGTTCACTGCAGCAGATCGATCAACTCCGGGTATGGATGCCTGATGGCATCACGGTTCGCCGCTGGGCGGAATCTGGCGAGCAATATGGACCTAGCAATATCTTTAGCGATTTCGCCTATTGGCTTCTTACCGACGAAGTCTCTGGCGTGGGACGTCTAGCTAACTGGGGCTGGATCGATGAGGACAGTTTCGCCCGCACCGCCAAATTCCTCAAAGCCAACAAGATTCACTACGACTCAGTGCTGACTGAGAGACAAAACCTCCGTGATTTTCTGACTGAGGTTGCACCGTTTAACCTTTGCAACTTTGTCATCCGCAACGGTGCGTTCGGAATGGAGCCTGCTTTACCAACCGACAGCACCGGCAAGATCAGCCTCAACGCTGTGCAACCCAGGGCTCTATTTACTTCGGGCAACGTAATTGACGGCAGCTTCACCGTCACTTATTTGGAGTACGCCGATCGCCAAGACTTCCGCGCGGTGATGATCTACCGCGAAATGGATAAATACGGTTTACCTCAAAAACGGTCCTTAATGCTCCGCTGGAAAGAGGAGTACGACAACAACATCTATGGAGCGTTCCCGCAAGAGGAGTTTGACATCAGCAACTTCTGCAGCAGCCGCATCCAAGCCAAGATGATTGGTCAATTCCTGATGAGCATCAGACGCCGCATCGACCACAGCATCCAATTCCAAACTTCACCCCACGATCTCAACCTCGCCCCAGGGGACTACATCAAAATCGCCCGCGTCGACACCCCAACCAACTTCATGGTCCCGGTTGGCGTCATTGATGCAAGCACCGGAGCGATCTTGTCCGCCGATCCGCTGTCAGACGGCGAGCACGAAGTCGACATTTACCTCCCTGGATCGCAGGACATCAGCCGCGCAACAATCGAAGTGCGCAACAATCAAGTCACCGACCAAAGCTTCTGGGGTTCTGTGTTCTCAGCCTTTACCCCCCGCCCCACCTCAGCGACCTATCAAGTCGAGCAACTTACAATGACAGAGGACGGTCTAGTCGAAATCACAGCTGTGCACTACCCGACTGACGACACTGGAGCGAGCCTTGTTGCCATCGACACGCTAAGTACCACCGCGTTCGAGGAGTTGTTCTGATGTCACTAGATTTCCCACAAATCGTTCCTTCGCGGCGTTCCGTCGAAGTTGGCGACTACCCAGTAAAAAAGTTCAAATCACAGAATGGCGACGAGCTACGCATTCTTTACGGAGATAAACGCACCGGTAAAAAGTTAAGTCTTCAATACAACGGCATCACAGATGTCGAAGCGGAGCTGTTCTACGACCACTACGAACAACAAAAAGGCACATTTAGCATTTTCTACTTATCCAACTCAGCAGGGGGCGGGTCAAGGACCAAATTCGGCTGGGAAGGAAACATCGATGTCTTTGGGGCGGCCGAGTCTGGCAACGCATGGCGCTACGAGAAACCGCCCGTCATTACTAACGTCTACCCAGGAGTGAGTAATGTGACTGTAAGTCTGCTCGCGGTCCTGAGGTAAGCATGTCTTCTTATTACTCAGGCAGCGACGGCTGGATGTACCTGCAGCAAGGAGAGTCCGGCCAGTTTCCCAGCGGAGACTTTGAAGAAGGCGATAAAGCTGCAGCCGTAACAAACTGGTCGCTACAGACCTCGATGACCCCCATCGAGACAACAACTCTTGGCGACACCGACACCGTATTCACCCATGGAACGCGAACCACAACAGGTTCCTGCACTCTTTTTTATTACAAGCAAGAAAACAACACCAATAAAGCAGGGATGCTAATTAACCGGATGATAAAACAGCGCACAGTAGGCAACATTATGGATAAAAGAGGTGAAGCAGCAAAACCAGACAAAGTTGTATTCAAGCTAGGTCTAACCGATGACGGCGGAGCAGAGCGCTACATTTACGTGCGCGCCTATCTGACCAGCGTTTCAACTGGTATGGCAGTGGGCGACGTTATGAAAGTCGACGCACAGTTCCGAGTTCTTGGAGCGCCAAACGAAGTTCGCATTAGCGATTAATGGCTATCTATCTCGGCGAAAGCGGCTGCATCGAGTTGAAACGCACCAGCGTCAACCGACCGCTGCATGATGTCTTGCGCCCTGATGACGTCAACCCCGAAGTCAACCGCTTCAGTTTCGACTTCAAGCCTGGAGCGCTAATTACTGGCGACCGCATTTTGATGGCAACCACCGATGGTTCGCCACTCATCTTGTTTGATGACGGCATCGAGGAAGACATCCGTTCGGCTTACGTCCGTGTCGATTCGATTGGCGGCATCACGCTGTTCGAGAGTTTTGCGAACGCCATCAACAACATCGGCAAGCTGCCACTCCGCCAACACACCGCGAACCAAGACATCGTCGTCAACGTCAAGGATCTGAACTTCA